CGAATCTCACTTTGTTCGATTAACCCCAATTCTTTTTATGAGTCGGGAAATATTTTTGTAGCATAACTTCATTGTGACTTGTCACACTTTTCCTCAAATGTTAAAAATGACATATTGTGTTGTTTTTTAATTGAAAATGATTTAAAATTAATTTATGTAATTCATCACAATATGGAAGGAAGTTTTAAGTTTGAAAAAACTCACAACTATAACAGTTGATACTCGAGCCAAAAAAAAAGATTTGATAGAGTGTCACATAGGTTGGGAACAAAAAACGCAACTGAAACACTTACAAAACTAATTGATTACTTTGAAAAAGCTGATGATAAGCTATTCATTGAGTTGCATGATTTCTTTTATGAAACGATGAAAAGCAAATACGAGGATAGTTAGGTATGGCTAAAATCCACCCTTACCCTCAATACGTTAGGAAAATTATTTGTACAGATTGTGGATGTATAATAGAAAAAAACATTAATTATAAACCGCCTAAAAATAATTATTTTCAGAAGTGCAATGAAYGCCAAAGTCCAAACACTATTGTTTCTTACAAAGAGAAAAAGAGATAAAAAGAAACATAATATGGAGTGATTTAATTTGAAGAAGAAGAAGACACTTTATAAAGAGATAAGAGAATTAGGTTTTGATGTTAATTTTTCAAGGAAAGTCTCACGAAGAAAAGATGGTGCATTTGATAAAGTTCGTTTGGAAGAGCTTTTATTTAAATATAAAGGTGATGCATCTTTGGTAGAAAAAGTATTCMATGGTAATCAAAGTCTTACTAAAAAAGAGATCAGTAAATTTATTAACGCCGAARGAAGAGAAAGGAAATTTTTTAAAGGAAGATACGCTGGTGAGTTCTCCACGAAAGAAAGAAGCATTTTAGAAAAAACATTAAGTTCAAGCGGATTAAAAGAAGTTAATCGTTTATTGAAAAACAATACTATAGATATATTAAGTAGAACAGAAGAGTTCAAACAATTTATTGGTAGAGGTAAAAAACCACCAAAGCATATGATTAAAGATATTAAACGAATAAATAAATTCATGGGAGCAAGTCCGAACGGACAGCCAGGTTTATTTGTTGTAAGGGAAATGTACATCAATGGTTTGACTGAATTAGAAGCTATTGAACTTATAAAGGACAGGCAAAGTCCAGTTGATAAAGATACGGTTTTTTATAGTTGATTAAAAATCACAGTGAAGGTGGAATAAAATATGATGAATGATACAGAGAAAACTATTTTTAATGCTATTGAAAATTTTCAAACTGAACATGGTTATAGTCCTTCCTTAACAGAACTAGAAGAAGAAACATTTTATTCACGTAGCACTGTGAGGCATTGCATAAAAACTTTAGAAGAAAAAGGATATTTAGAATTGGATAGACAAGTAAGAAGGAATATCCGTTTGCGTAATATGTCAGCTATTATAAAAGATGTTAAAGAAAATATTAATGATGATAGTAAGGTTATAAGTGTAGATGTAATTATAGATATTTTAAATATTTTACATAACGAATTATCTAATGACAATAGAACAAAAAGAATAATTTAATTCTAAAGACTAACTTTCAGGTTAGTCTTTTTTATTTACCTAAAAATGTCACATTGTGTCACAGTACACTATATATTGTGTTTTATTTTTTAGTTATATACTAAATGTAGAAAAACAAAAGGGGTGTAACAAATGAAAATCCATGATAAGAAATTTGAAATTGATAAAGAATTATCGGATGCAATTTGTTGGGAGTTGTCGGAATATCAAACAATAATAACTTTAGCTTTGACTAATTGTAGCAAAGATGAAGTTTTGAAAATATCACAATTGGTTGATAGAAATGAACGTTTTTCTGAAACAACTAAAGAATGGTTGAAAGAAACTATAAATAAATTCCATAAACCTATATGGGAGATGGAATTAAAAAATAATAAAACAGAATTAAAAATAGCACAAAATGTTTAAATCAGTATCAAAAATATATCGTGATTCACTAAAGCAAAACATTAAACTTAATGACGAAAATGCAGAATTAAGAGAACAAAACATTTTGTTGAAAAGAAAGTTAGCGAAAAGTGAATCACTTTTATATCAACTACAAAATGATAGGAGTGTCACGAATGGACTCATTAAAAGTAGTAGAAGAAAAACCGAAATTTAGATTAGGAGATTTCCAATTCTTTGCAAAGAAGAAAGAAGAGGGAGAAGAGGAAGACCTAGAAGACGTTGAGGAAGAGTATGAAGAAGGTGAAGACGTACCGAAACCTAAACGTAAACCAAAATCAAAAAGCGAGGAGGAAGCACCAGCATGGGCGCAAAAGATAATCGACTTAGTAACCCCGAAAGCGGAGGAACAGAACCAAAAACAGAAAGTACCAGTACCCGAAGCACCAGTAGTGGAGGAAGAGGAAGAAGAGGAGCAGCCGCAACAGGAGGGAGCAGTGAAAAGATTCCTAAGGCAACTTTGGTAGAAGTGCCGGGTCAAGAAAAATCTCCCGAGGATGCAAAAAAGGAAGAACAACGTAAGGCAGCAGCCGCACGAAAACGAAAATCACGTGCAGCAGCCAATACGAAAAAGAAAGCAAGTGCATCCGTTGGCGATGCAACGCAATTAARAGYGTTGGTGCTTACAACTTCAAATATCATCGCTGCAAGAGAAGGTATGGCGATGTGGGCAATGAGTSAGCAAGAAGTGGACCAAATTATAACACCTCTTTACAGCATCCTGTCACGTAATGACGGGTTGGGAGAAGTCATGGGTGAATATGCCGACCACATTGCTTTAATCGTGGCAGCATTTACTATATTTGTACCAAAATTCATGATGTGGAAAGCATCAAGACCGAAGAAGGAGGGAACGCATTATGCTAGACCAAATCAAAGTACCAAACGAGAACAAGGGAAGCAAACAGGAGAGGTTGCAGCTGGTAGTGGACCAAGTGGTGGACAGTCTACCAACAACGGTACGACTTTTGGCAGGGAGCTATCTCAACTCATTCCGCCAAGTGCTGGAATCTGAGCAGCAGGACATTGACGGAAACATTGATAACGCTTTGTCACGCCTACGTGAGTACATCGACTATATTCAATATGGTCACGATCAAGAAAATGAGTAGGTGATTTCATGGAACGTATCCCTACAGACCAACATGTATTTATCACAGGACAAACGGGGACAGGAAAATCTTTTCTTGCTGAAACGTATTTAGCGGGCTATGAACATGTAGTCAAGCTGGACACAAAAGGTGAAGTGTTTGAAAGACGAAAAAAGAAACAACCTGTATGGCGTGGGTTACGGGAAGGAAAGGACTTTACGGTCATAGAGCGTTTAGCGGACATTGATGATGTAGAAACAAAGAAAATCATTTATGCTCCTGTTTTCCAAGAACAAGAAATGGAATACTATGACGCGTTGATGCAATGGGTGTACAGGAGAGAAAACACACAATTATGGGTTGATGAACTCATGGAGGTATGCCCGAGTCCTTTCAAATACCCTCCTTACTTAAAAGGTTTAATGACTAGGGGGCGTTCAAAAGAAGCTACTGTATGGGCTTGTACGCAACGCCCAAGTGACATTCCTTCTATTGTAATGGGGAACAGTGACCACTTTTTCGTCTTTGACCAAAACTTGCCTAGTGACCGTAAGAAGTTATGTGAAACAACGGGTAGTTCTGAATTTATGGAATTACCGGGCTATCGTAACTTCTGGTATTTCAAGCGTGGATGGAGTGACCCCGTACTTGCGACATTGAAAGTGTGACCTTGAAAGGGGGTGCTATAGTGGAGGGGAAATTTGCAGGGATTGGACTCAAAAATATACTCGCTATCTTTTTCTTATTCATTGTTTTCATTGTGATGGCTAAAGTTGTTTTGACGAAATATCCCATCAAAGGAATTTCAGAAGTAATTCAAACAGTATAGGAGGGAATAGGCTATGAATCTATTTAGCCCTAAATGGTGGATTTCAAGTTTAATTGCCGCTTTCATGGCAATGTTCATGATTTAYCTAGTAAAACAAATTGCATCAAAAGCAAACATTCCGTTTGTATCAAAAGTAACTGAGGAGGCTTACAAGTAATGGCAGAACAACAAATTTCAGCACAAGCACGTGCGGCGAACTTTGCAACCGCAACACGACAAAACTATCAAATGTTACCATCACAACAAGTCAGGGAAGAAAGCAGCACAATCGAATTTACATTACCAAAAGCACGTCTATTATCAAAGATTATTTTAAATGTGGAAGCCGTAGCGACTCTAAAGAGTAAAGGGACTGCCATCCAAACGCACGACTTCACACCTTATCCTATTTTACGACGTGTATCACTAGACCTCAATAACGGATTTAGTCCATTTATTGTGAGTGGTCGTGACCTTGTACAATACAACATGCTGCGTTTAAATCCAAACGTATTATTCCCAAGTACAAATCCACGTGCGATGAACTATGTGGAAAACGGGGCTAGTCCTGAGGGTAAAGATGCAAAGATTAAGTTTTCAGTAGAGTTACCTATCACATTGAATCCACGTGACCCTGTAGGTCTTATCTTGCTGCAAAACCCTGAGACAAGCGTGACATTAACAGTGGATGTCGAAACATTAGCAAAAGCGTATAGCTTGAATGCATCGAATGCCGACCAAGTTTTATTTAAATCGATGAAAGTTACACCGATGTTAGAAGCGTTTAACATTCCACCTGTTCCGCAAGCGTTCCCTGATATTTCTACACTGAAACTCGTTTCTAGTAAATCAGATACATTCTCGGGTAATGGTCAAAACATCTTGAAATTAAACACAGGTACAATCTATCGTAAGTTAATTTTATTCATTGAAGATAAAAACGGAAACCCGCTTGCGGATGAAGATTTCCAAGGCAACTTAGAACTCGTGTTTAACCAAGCGGACATCCCGTATAGCATCAAGCCCGAAATATTGGCTCATATCAATCACAGTCAATTAGGGTACGCACTTCCAAAAGGTATGTACGCCTTTGACTTTACAAATCAAGGGATTCCGAATTTAGGCGGTAGCCGTGACTTTATCGATACGGAACGTTTAACAGAATTCTGGCTACGATTCAGTACGCAAAAAGAGGGTAAAGTGACGGTTGTTTCTGAGAACTTGTCACGCTTACGTTAAAAAGAAGAGGGGATTTCCCCTTTTCTTCTATATAAGGAGGGATAGTGCATGGCAGGTGAATTAAGTCATTTCAAAAAAGACCTGTATCCAAATTTAGGTTTTGAAAATACATCTTACTTATCAATTCCCGAAGCCGAAGACCAACAAGCAATGGTAGATGACCAAAAGGTTGCTGAGGAAACCGCAAGGACATCAAACAAAGCGGGTCACAAAAACATCATGCTCGGGATTGTCTTGTTAATTATTATCATGTTCGTATTAGGAAAGGTGTGATAACGATGGACGTAGCACAAATGACACAGTTAATAGGAAACATGGGTTTCCCTATTTTTACTGCTATTTATTTTATGACGTACATGAAAAAGACGCTTGATACATGTACACAATCAATGGTAGCGAATACACAAATCATGATTCGTATTGAAAAGTTTTTAGATGATAAGGAGAAGAAATCATGAGTAAAACATTAATTCTCGTGGTTGCGATTTTCTGTTTATGGTTTTTCGTAATCAAGAAAAAGAAAGCGTGATGTAAATGGATAGAGGGTTAACCTTTTTCACATTAGCTTTGCTTCTCATATGGTTAGTCTTTGACGATCTATTCGGTGAAAAGAAATACTTGTCTAAATTAGCGGGAGCTATGACACCGAACTTGTCTCTACCTGACCCCGCACGTGATGCGGTAGACAAGGTTGTAGAAGATACAAAGGAAAACGCAAAGAAAGATGTGACAGACATCAAAAAGGATACAAAGGATGCCGTGAAAGATACAAAGAAATCGTTTGATGATTTCATAAACGGTGGTTTTGAAAAGGAAATGAAGAAGGACGTTAACGATTTTAAAGATTGGACAAAAGACCTTCCTAATCCTGACAAGATGAAAGAGAAAGCCAATAACGATTTTAAAGCAATATGGGATGAAGTCTCCAAAGCGTTAGAGGATACAAAAAAGTCAGCTAACGATATGTGGGATGATGTGACATCCTCGGTGAAAGGATGGTTCAAATGAAAAATTTTACGGAGTCCCTCGGTTTTATTGTAGCGTTTATGGTTATGACAATTTTCATTAGCATGTTTACAAATGAGTCTGTGACAAACGGATTCTTGCTGCTCGTGCTTGCGTCAATGATGGTCGTAAACGCTGATAAGTTTACAAAATTTTTAGATGGGGTGATGAAATAATGGGACGTATTTTAGGTATTATTTCGGGTATTGGTTTGCTAATTGCTTTGTACTTATTTTTAAGTAACGCACGACAAACAACGCAAATCATTGATAGCATGGCTGGAAATGCCGTGAGTGGTATTAAAGTATTACAAGGTCGATAAGGAGGGTGTGACATGTTAGATGGTACGTATCGCTATCAAGTACAAAATAGACAAGCCTTGCAAGCACTTGATAAACGTGTTGAGATTCCCGATGCACGTTTAGGAGTCGGTGCTGCGGAACACTTAGAAGCAATGGGTATCCGTGTTGTCTATGAAAACAAAGTACCAAAACTGGTTTTACCATCTGTACATCGTTTGCCATTCGAGCAAGTTCAACCTAAAAATGTAGAGCCTGACATGTTTGTCACAGATGACTTCCATGTCGGCGATGCAATTATGGGGGTGTAGCGAATGGCTGATATTGTACCAGTAGTTGGCGGGGGCGGGGGCGGCGGGCATGGCTCGTCCCCTTCTAAAAAGARAAACAACAAAATGTTATTTATGGTTGGTGGTGTGGTCGTAGTTGTGCTGCTCGTATTCTTGCAACGCTCGAAGTCATCGGGCGGCAATGTGGACACGCTGCAAAACACGATTCCGATTTCGGATTCGCAAAGGCTCGACAATTTTCAATCCATTGTGTCAGGTGAGACATCGGCACAAATCAACGGGATGATGAAAGATGCACAGGACGGTTGGTCGGGAATGTTCAAGGATTTCAGTGAAAAGATGACCAATCAAATGAAAGAAATGGATGACCGCAACAAGGAATACAACAAGCAACAACAGGACTGGGTGAAGGATTCCTTTACAAATATCAAGGACTCGCTAGGTGTGGGAGCGATTAGAAATGACGATAACGCTACCTTCACAATCGGTAACGGGACAACAGGTGCGGCGAAAACATATGACCAACAACTGAATGATTTCCGCAATGATCGTCAAAAGTTGGCTGAGGAAATTAAACGTACACAATCCGTTATTACATTCCGTAAAAACAACGGATTAGACGTTTCTAATCAAGTCCAACACTATAAGAATTTAGGAGCATTGTAATGGCTGCGGATATTACCCCTTTCATTGCGGATGCGCAACGAATTCAAAAACAAACAGGAATCCCAGCTTCTATTATATTAGGTCAAATCATTTTCGAATCAAGCGGGAAGTTTCCTGGCGGTTTGTCAGGACTCGCTTATAACAACAAAAACCTTTTCGGGATTAAAGGAAAGGGGACGGCTGGAACGGCTAATATGTGGTCAAAAGAATATGATGCGGGAGGGAATCGGGTTTCTGGTTTCCGCTCGTACAATTCATGGACAGAATCGCTCAATGACCATGCACGGTTGTTGCAAACAGACCGTTACGCAAAGTATTTAAAGAATGCAACATCTGTTGAAGATTATGCAAATGGGATTATAAAAGGCGGTTATGCCACTGACCCAGCTTATGCAAAACAACTGTTAGGCATTATTAAATCAAATGGGCTTACAAAATACGATGATGGGAAATACACCTTTACAGGCGGTGACGTGTCGGGCGGTTCTGCTGGTGGTGGGGGTAGTGGCGGTTCATTCTTTGCACCGTTATTCAATGCCATTATTCGGGCTTTGCTATTTGTTCTATGTGTCGTGGCTGCGTTGCTGCTATTCGCAAATGCTTTCCCGAGTGTGGAACAAACAGTGAAATCAGTTGCGAAGAAGGTGAAATCATGAGTGGTACAAACGGTTTGAAACTCAATAGCAAATTGCAAGAAGCTTACAACAAAGCTATTGCTAGTGGGTTGCGGTTCACATCGGGATTCCGTTCGGGGTCAACTGGTCCGAGTGGGAGACCTGATAGCCATTCCCAAGGCATGGCTATGGATTTTGCGGGAAGTAAAGCACAAATGAAACAATTTTCCGAGTGGGCGAAAATGACAGGACTCTTTACAGAAGTGTTGTATGAGACGGCGGGTCATTACGATCATGTCCATGTCGGATGGCAAACTGGAAAACACCCTGACGGAAAAACATATGTAGGCGACCACAAACTCATTGATAGAGTAGGTAGCGGGACGCTCGGTGACTTGCAAACGGTTGGTGACACGGTTGCTCCTGCTGGTGGCGGAGACAAGGCGGGGTTTATGTCTTCCCTATTTACTGGCATATTTCGAGTTGTAATGATTGTCATATGTCTGATTGGCGGGGTCTACTTCATTATGAATGCTTTCCCGCAAATGAAACAATTAATCAAGTGAGGTGGAAAGAATGGATAGAAAGACAAATAGTACATGGCGGGAGCAAACGCYCACCATACCGTCGAAAACAGTATTTGACGTGGTATTCCCTGATACAAAGCCGAACCATTACCACATCAATAACTTATCGGCTGCACCTATTTATTTAGGGACAACTACACTCGCATCACCAAAGACGTATGACATTGTTGTAAACGGGAACGGGGACAACATGCACGCTCGTGACCTCGGTGTGACTCGCATAACGCTATATAATGACAGTCCTGATAAGGCTCGAATTGTTTTAACTACGTTCGAAGACAAGTTTAACCCTGCGGTGCTTGCTGGTCGTGGTGGTAGCGTTACGGTGACAGGTGGTGGCGGTGGTGCTGGTGGCGTCATTACAGGTTTCAACGCTTCCCTTCCTAGTGGTGACAATAATATTGGTCGAGTAAAAGTGACCGAAATGCCTGCAATTGATTTTGTACTCGGTACATTACCTGCTGGTACAAACAATATAGGGAAAGTAGAAGTTAGCAAATTACCACCGCTTGCTAGTGTTGGCGGGAAAATTGGAGATGTCGGAATACAGGGAGGCGTGACGATTACGTCCATGCCCGCCGTAGAGTTAGAGGTAAGTAAGGACTTGAATGTAAAAGAGAAGTCGTACAACGATTTCTTCTATCAAGAACCAAATGTAGAGCAAACAGAAGTTGTATTCACAACAGACCTGTCACGTATCATTTTTATTTCGAATGATGGACAGAACCCGTTAAAGGTCACGCTTAATAACCGTACCATTACATTGCTGCAAAACGAGGTAATAGAAGAACTACCACTACTCACAAAAACAATTAAACTAGTGCGACCTAGTGGAAGTGGAAGCGCACGGATCATGGGGGTGTAGGTTATGGGACTTAAGAAACCTGCGGTTGGTGGGAAGAGGGTTGCTAAAGGAATAGGGAAGCCTTTTCAACCTCAAGGGTCTGCAAGTTGGGTTGTTGAAGTGAGAGGACTTTCTTTTAAACCTAGTGTCGTAGCAACAAAACCTAAAAAATCGCAAATAGATGCGGATTATCCATACAGGGTTGGTACAGTTGGTATAGCAAGAACCGCATTTGAACCACCTTTAGATGAAGACCTTTTAAACATGATTAACAATGATGGTGACTATTCTGTAGGTCGTGTTGTTACGTTTTATGATGATGGATTCAAAATATATCTTGACAAAGGAAATGAACAACCGTGGGTTGCTTATGAATAGGAGAGGTAAATCATGTATGTAAATAAAAGAGTTTATTTCGAAAAAGATACAGGTATTGTCGTAATGGTTACGGGTGGATTTCGTGATGATTGGTTACATTCCCACCCGACAGTGCAAGAGGACATGGCAAAGTATTCAGTGCTTGCTGAACGTGTTCCAGATACTTTAAGCATGTTGGAATTAAAAGAAGGAACGTATGATGAGGAATTTTCAAAGGCTCGTAGTTTCAAAGTAGATGTGAAAACAAATACGATTGTGTTTGATTTTACACCCGAAGATAAAAAGGAAGTAGAAGAGAAAAAGACACCGGAACATCGTGTAACGATGGTTGAAAGTGCAATTAACGATATATTACTAGGAGGAATGTAAAATGACTTTATCGGGATTAGCTGCTTATATTTTAAATCAATGGTTATTAGGTAAATTTACAAATAGTGATTTAAATACGCTCGTGGATCGTGGACGTATTACAGAAGAACACCGTGTCTACTTCTTATCAATGAAGGAGGAGAAATAATATGTATTATCACAATCGAAATCTAGCAAACCTAGAGAAGTTAGCACCGCATACAAGACAGAAAGCAAAACAGTGGTATCAATATTGTGTAGAAAACGGTATTGAGGTACTAATCTATGAAACAACTCGTACCATCGAACAACAACGTGAGAACGTACGTAAAGGCGCGTCACAAACTATGAAGTCATACCACTTAGTAGGACAAGCTTTGGATTTCGTACCAGCAAGAGAAGCCGAGGTATATTGGGATGGATACTATAGAAACGACATTCAAAAGGCTATCGGGTATGCGAAGTCTATCGGTTTTGAATGGGGTGGTGACTGGAAAGGGTTTGTTGATAGTCCACRCTTACARTACAACTATAACGGTTACGGGACGGACAAAGGAAACGTGTCAGATGAGCCTGTACACGTGACAGGGAATACAGGGGTTGTAAGAGTTGTTGTTGATAGCGCACTTGTCAGAAGAGAGCCTACAACACAATCACCTATCAATACGGATGCTGGAGAAAATGGTCGCTTATATCGTGGTACTGAATGGCAAGCGTGGGGAAGTACAATTGGTGAAGGTGGTTATACATGGTATCCATTAGGAAATGAAATGTGGGTACGTGGTGATTTAGTAAGTTGGAGAAATGCATAAAATGAAAAAAAGAGTCGTGATGAATCACGGCTCTTTTTAACGTAATTTGTAAAAAAGAAAAAATTGATAACAAAATTGACACATGATATAATCAAGTTGTTCCATTACTTAATATAAACAAGATAAACCGTTCTGATTTTGTTTATGTTAAGTAATCATTTCAAAGTAAATATTTCGTGGATATTTATTTTGTGACTTTCATTGTGAACTTATCAAATGGAAATAAATTTATGTTTTCTTTTATTTGTTTTTGTCGCTTTATAAAGTGACTTCTTCTTCTTCGACTCGCTAATAGCGGGTCTTTTTTTTGTTCATAAAAAAGAGAGTAGACATTCGTGGTATCTACTCTCTTTGCATCAAGCTGCTGGTTTTATTCCCCTTTCATTTAATAGGTCACGCATTTTTTCGATTCCGTAATCCCTTGCGTTGTGACCTCCATTGCTGCCTTCCTTCATTGTGAATTTATCAAATGGAAATAAATTTATATTTTCTTTTATTTGTTTTTGTAAGACTGATAATATTTCACGTTTATTTTTTATGAAATCATTTTGTGTTTTTCTTCTTTTTTCTTTCTTCTCTTTTTTAATATCAGAAATCTTTGGTATTGTTAATAATTCTCTTGCTGTTTTTTTTCTGTTATCAAAACATTGCCATTCGAAATCATCATTATAGCAACCGTATTCCATTGTTATATCTATTGGTGATGTTTCAAATAATCTATCTTTAATATTATTTAAACTTAATTCTATGTCTTCGTTTAAATGTGTATAATACGCTCGTTTAGGTTTCAAAGAGAAACTATCAAATATAAGGGGTAATTCCTTATGTTTTTTTATTCCTAGTTGCCTAAAATCAGCTAAATCTTCAACAACATGAAAATAATTTATAATTTCTTCTTTACCTAATTTTAAACCGTATTCCCCTGCACGTTTTCCATATTTAAAGAAATGGGATTCTGGTTTCTTCAAGAAGTTATCTAATTTCTTCATTAGGTAAGCTTCGTTTTCAAATTCCTTATCAAATGTTTGATAACCCGATGTTTTAACTTCCCATCTGTCATTAGATAATTTGTATTCATACACTGCCGTATTTAAAAATAAACCCTCTGTAAATTCTTCTGGTTCTTCAAAGATACCTAGAACTTTATACCCTTTAGGACTCCACCCATTTGTGTTTATCATTTCAAATTCGGATAATACACTATCAAAACAATGATCCAAATAATCATATGCTGGTCTTTCTGTGTTAGGCATTTCGAACTTAACACAATCTGTTAAAATGGAAATTACCTTACCGCCATTTCTTTCTATGTTTAACGCTCCTTCTTGCACTCTTATTCTACCGAATGCGGTTATCATAGACGATACAATCGGATTAAACATATAACCTACATCGAATCCAGCGAAATATATTTCCTGCTCACCATCTTCATTTTCTGAACAAGCATACTGTTGAAAGGCTTGAAAGAACTTTCCGTATATAGCATTCGTAATTAATTTAACAATATACTCGGAATGATTTCCTATATCTCTTAGTTTCAAACGTAGTTCCCAAAGTATATCAATTACTTTACTAATTGGATGTAATTTTCCGTCGGTTTCGATAACAACAACTTCAATGATTTCTTTAATAACTTCATTGTGTTTATCTTTATCAATTTGTGACAAAAGAAACTCTACTTCTTTGTAATGAACTGTAGTCACAAAATTACCAAAACCTAAAACGTTACGCCTTATTTGATTTACAGTTCCTTCTTCTCCCTTTTGTTTAATCATAATTGTATGTCTAACATCAGGAGGTATTTCGAATTCACAAGTTAACATAACGATACGTTTTAAACTAGGTTTAGGAATTTCAGTAAAATCTTTTATGTTATCAAAGTATTGAACCCTGCTATTTCTCAAATCAGGAATACAATAACGCATAATTGCGGGATAACTAGCACCTATATCAGTGTTTGCTCCCCTTGCTATATAACCAACTTTTTCATGCTCAATTATAGCTCCTTGGTTAGCATCAAAACTTAAATTGATAGCCTTCGCTATGATATCAACATCAATATCTTTTTCTTGCCAATCATTCATAGTTGAATCAATTGAAAAAGTTTTCAACTCATTTTCATCTAAAACTTTAGCAATAGCCGCTTCGGATAATGTACCCGCCGAATAAAAAGAATTAGGAAAACAACCGAAACTTTCTTTAAACATATTCATCACGACATAAATTAAATCCTTAGATAAAAAAGAATTATACATGTTTTCCCTTAAAATCTTTTTAACATAAGTATTATCTTGTAACTTATGATTATTTTTATCTACCTTTTTGTTATATCCATTCAAAAATAAATCCCAATTAATTTTACTTTCTTTTATTTCTTCGGCATATTTAAGGTTTGCATTTCTAGCACATTCGATAGGAGTCTTTTGCCAAAATGGTTTAGAACGAAAAGTATTACATTTACTCATCTTTTTGTTTTTTATAACAAATAATTCTAGATTGCCATTTAAAACTTTAGATACCCCTATACTTTCACCATTGCCGATATCTAATTCTATAATGGGAGGTTCTGTCCACGAACCACTTTTCTTATGAAATTTTCCGTTTATACCTTTTAAAACTCTTTGGAATATTTTCACCTGTTCATCTTGTTCTAAGTATTTTCTTTTCATTAATAACTTTAAAATAAGGATTGATTCAATTTCATTAAAGTGACAAATAATTTTATTATTAAAATGACAATCTTTAATGATATTTTTCAGCATGTAAATAACCGATAAATCCATATCCTTTTCGTTTTCCCGATAAATATAGTGATATCCGTTTTTCTTTGTCACAGGATTGTACGAGCAAAAACCAAATAACATAATTTCTCCAGTCACTTCATCAATTTCAAATTTAAATCCATATAACCCTTTAGGTTTATCTGAATATAAATATTCCGTTGGCTTCGGACTTGAAAAAGTATGTACATTAGATAGATGAACTTCCATCTCTGAATATTCTAGCTTGTCCAATCCTTCGACACCTAAAAACGAAGGATTTATTTTTTTCATTTACATAACTTACCTCCTTTTCAAAAAACATAACTTACAAGCACAATTATAGCACATAAAAAATGWAATCACGTCATATAATTCTATATTAAGAGAAAAAATAAATTGAAATCAGTTAAATAATAATTAAATCAGTAAAACTGAATATGATTTTATGTCACAAATAATAAGATTAAGAGAGTGTGACAAGTCACAATGAAGTTATGCTACAAAAATATTTCCCGACTCATAAAAAGAATTGGGGTTAATCGAACAAAGTGAGATTCGTAATTCGGCTCGAG